TTCTTCACCTCAGAGTCCGACACACCGAATTGCTTGGCAAGCTCCCCGATGATGGGAATGCCTCGCCCTGTAAGTTGGTTGATGTCCTCGGCGAACAGCCGTCCCTGCACTCGTGCCTTGCCATAGAGTTCGGCGATTTCGTTGACTGGAGCCTGGACACCCGCCGATACATCACCAATGCGGGCGAGAGTTGCAGCCACCGTGTCGGAACCCTCACCAAAGGCGATCAGCTTACGACCGGCATCGGCGAGCTCAGGAAACTCGAATGGGGTCTTTGCCCCAAGTTCACGCAGTTGCGCGAGTGTTTGCTCGGCTTTGGCAGCATCACCGATTAGGGTAGTGAAAGCGACTTTGGTTTGTTCGAAGTCGGCAGCTGAAGTAACCGCCTTCATGCCAGCTGCCAGTGCTACGCCGCCACCAGCGAGAGCCGCACCAAGTCCGACTTTCAATCCTGCGGCGGTGAGGCTAGCCATCTTCTTGGCAGAAGTAGCGACCATGGCCGTGGCTCCTGCCATCGATCGACGCAAGGCTGTGATGTCGGCTCCAAGGGTGACGGTGAGTGCGCTCATGCGCCGGGAGTGGAGTCAACTCCTGCAAAAAAATCCGGCCCGCTTCGAGGGAAATGCTCTCCGCTTCACTTCCTTCACTGCGTTGCCTGCGCTCGTCCCTCGCTTGGCTACTCCGTTCCGTTCGCTCCGCTTCCTGCTGTGCTAGGGGACTAAACTGCGAGCCACACGGAACCCGTGGCCGTAGCTCGTGTAAGACGGGGTGATGCTGTAGCGGAGAGCGGCGCGGCAGTAGCCCGCGTAGTAGTACCAGCTGCCGCCCCGGCGCACCCGGTACGTGCCCGAATCAGGCCCACTCGGATCAACGCCACCTTGTAACTCAGAGTCAAACCAATCCCAGCACCACTCCCAAACATTTCCATGCATGTCATGCAGCCCCCAAACATTCGGCTTCTTCATTCCAACTGGATGCGTTTTGTCTTCGCTGTTATTCCCATGCCATGCTACTTCATCAATCGTGCCACCCGAGTATGGGCCAAGTTCACCAGCCCGACAGGCATACTCCCATTGTGCTTCCGTAGGCAACGCCATCCGTCCACCGTCAGTATTGCTTATTTTTGCGTTCAGCTTTTCGAGAAATTCCTGCGCATCATCCCAGCTCACCATTTCGACTGGTAAATTTTTGCCTGCAAAGTAACTTGGATTGTCACCCATAAGTGCAACCCATTGTCTTTGAGTGACCTGCGTTTTCGCCATCCAGAATCCTTTGGTCAAAGTGACATGAACTTGATCCTCATCATCGAATCGATCTTCCTCAGTCTGCGGACTCCCCATTAGAAACTCCCCGGGAGGACACCAACAGAACGTCATCTTCACCCCTTGTGCAATCTCCCAATCACGCTCTTCTCCTGCGCGCATTCCGATCAAAGAATTACCAGTAGTCATCTCTGTTTTGCGCGCGGCGATTTCGCCCAACACACGATTCATCAACTCTAGCTGATGATCCATCCGGCGAATCACTCCGCCAGTATTGCTGATGATGAGCTTGTTTTCTTCAGATGACATCCTCGTTCTCCTTTTCGAGTTCTTGGCTCAAATGCTCGATTTCCTGATCCAATAGCTGTGCTTGCTGGGCAAATAATGACTGCCAGTCAGGATGTTGGATCATCACTTGATAGGTATTGGATTCTTGAATTGTCTTGATGTCTTGTCTCACACGATCCAGAGCTTCTCTGATGCCTGCAATTTTGGCCCGCAAACGCTGTTTCTTGCGCTCTGATTGATCACCATCGCCCTGAATAGAATCGAAAAGACCAGCTTCGCAACGCTCTACCAAATGGCGAATGCGCAACAAGTCACCTTCCTCATAGGCCTTGCGCAACTCCATAAACATCCGAGATGCTGCATCCTTATGCTCATCAGCTACCAAATCCGGATGGCAAAGTTTTGAGCCTCGACGATACATTTGTTTGAGTTCTTTTTGTTCTTCCTCAGATAAATTCCACTCAGTGCGCGCATCTTTTTCCCGCCTGGTTTCTTGTTCCTGCTCAAAGTCCTCGAAGTCCTTCTTGGCTTGTTCGTAAGTAGATTGCTTCTCGGGGTTGATTTTGCTTTCACGCAGTAGTTTGCGCATCCGTAGCTTTAATAAGCGCGCCAGTCGGTCGCCGAGGGACTCGTGAAATGCTGCCTGATAACGCGAGAGTTGATGTGTTAAATCGGCCTGCTCGGTTTCCAGATCGGCAAGCTCTGAGGATAGCAATTCGAACTCTGCTTCGAGCAGAGTAATTTCAGGATCAATCCACTGTGCCAATCGTGTGCCATCAGACAGCAATTTTTCGATCATGCGCACGGCCTCTGCATAGCGGTGGTCAGCCAGCGCAGCTTGGATTTCTTTGATCGCTGGCTCGTGCTGATGCTCGGCAAGACGTGATGTAGCGACGGAAACAAGCTCCAGATCTCCGAGATCCAGAAGTGACTTGATGGCGGTCAGGCGATTGATGAGTGTGGAGGATAAGTTCACGCGTTGGATGATACAAAATTTACGAGTGTCTGTAAAGTTGTATCAATTTTCACAGGGTTGCAATTGGCTGTGTAACGTCCATGCCTGCTTAATTGCGTTCCATTGATCCGTCGCGGTTCCCATTCTGCCTTGGTTGCTCAACTCTGTCCGCACGCCATTGCGCCGGAGTAGGCAGTGCTGATACTGCGTCAGCCTCGCGAGCGGCATGAACATGATCCTATTCTCGGTCCAACCAGTCTCAGCGGCGACGGCAAAGACCTGTGCGGCTAGGAAGCCGGGTTCGTCGCAGGGAGGGGCTTTTTTCCGCCTATCTCTCCCATGGTTTCAACCTGAGCTGCTTCCAGTTCACGGCTTTGCTCTTCCAGTCGTTTGAAGGCGATTTGAAAATCCGCAGGGGTGAGTCCACCACAGAAGATCAGGGCGGATTCGCGGAATCCCTGGTCGTGAAACGATGCACGCACTACTTCTGGCCACGGGGCGCAGTGGGTGAACACAAAGCCCATGATTGCCGAGGTGAATTCCGGTGTGCCGTCCGTGGGCGTTTCGCCTTTCACCAGCGGGTTGCCGGTTCTGAGGAGCACATCGTAACTGGCCAGCGATAGTGGGCGCATGGCGTGGCCGCCGACGATGGTTTCGACATCATGAAAGGCGGAGGAGAGTAGTTTTTGGCGGTCGGTATCGTTCATAGTTTAGAGGTGGCGTAGGTAAAAATCTTCCACAGAGGGCGAGGCATCGAGGGGGATGAAGGCGATCTTGCCCCGGCGTTTCACACAGGCGAGTGGCACGTCCTGTTTCACCTTGTCTACCAGTCGCGCGCGATTGAGCAATGCGCACTTGATGTAGGCGAAGGGATGCTCTGGGTTGGCGAGATGCCACGCATCGTTGTGCCACGCCTCGATGAGTGCCTTGGTATCAAATTTGCCGCAGTGGCTTTGAGGCTCGAAGAACCAGACTGTGCGCTCACCACGGATACCATCACCAACAACACGGACGAATGGCTTCTCGGCAAGCGGGATGCCCACTGCGGTCAAGGCAGAGGCAAGACAGGTATTGCTGGTGGCGGTGGAAGAAAGATGTGACACGGCGTTCATAGAGAGATCTCGTGGAGGTTAGGATCAAGCACCACCACCGGCTGCGAGGAATGGGTAGTGGGTTGCGGTGAGGTCGATTTTTTCGAAGTCCTCGTTGTTGAGACTGCGGCTGACTTGCATCAGAACCGTCATGCCACCCGTCTGTTGCAGGTGCGCGGGAATGGCATTGGCGAGAGCAAGTGCAGCTCCGATCTTGCCATTGAACGACGAGGTCTTGGCCACCAGTCCCGAGAGTTTGATTTCGACTTTCTCTTGGTAGAGCGAGAGGCCGATAATTTCTCCGCTCTTGTTGAGCACAGGCTTTTCCTGGTTGGAGTAGTCGAAGGAGAGGTCGGTGATGAGGATCCCCGCTTGATCGCTCGGGATGCCCCAGTTGCCAGTAGTGCCGATGAAAGTCGCAGACATTTGCTGCGGTCTTGATGTCAACTGCATCACACGGCAGAGACCACAGCCTCGTAGCTCAGCACGGTTTCCCGGCCACGAGATTCGTCGGGCGTGGTCACACTCTCGCGCTCGATCAGGTCATGAAGGCAAAACGATTCGGAATCGAGTTCCTGTTGCATGGTTGCCTTGTCGCGCATGAGTAATACCAGCTTACCAGCCCACAGAGCGTGATCCTCGGCGGAGGTATCATCCACTTGGGAAAACAAGTGCACGTCCAGTTTCACGCGAGCGGTGTGTGGCATGCCGGGGATGGGCTTGGATTCCGTGGGATTGAGAACCACGCAGGGTCGCGTGCGGATGTCGTCACGGCGTGCGACATGGAATGGCACGGACTCGGGGATTTCCGCAGGGCGGTGACTGGTCATCCATTCGGTCAGCAATGACGATAAGCGATCTTCGATCAAGTTAGGCATCTTGCTAGGACGCAGTCGTCAACCAGCGCGACGACCCAGTGCTCGATTTGCGCGGTCATTGATTTTGCGTAGCGAGGTGGCGAGTGCTTTGCGCAGTCGTCCCGCTGCAACTTCCAATGCGAGGCTTACGGTCTTGTAGGTCGTCACGTCATCGATGTAGTCGAGCTTGTTCACCAGCGTAACCGATACCTTGTCGCCAGTCTTGATGACGGCACTACCGGGTGCTTGCTTGTGACGAGTCGCCCACTGCACTGCTCCACGAATCCGGCCACCAATCGATTTGCCCGCATTGATCCACGAGCCTTTGGCAAAGCCGACGCGCTTCTGGATCTTGGTGATGTATGTCTCGCGTGCCTTGGGACTGGTGACGATTTGCTTGGGCTTCTCCCCACCGAGTTGTCCCCACTGATGCAGGTTCGGATCGAGACGTCCGACGGCAAGGTCATTCCATCCGCTACTAGATTGGCGAAGATTGTTTTCTGCGCGTTTGAATCGTCGATTCTGGATGTTTGCCCAATATCGATCGGCTGCCTGCGGGTCAGACTTGCGAAGTTCTTCGTAGGCATCAGAAGGTAACGCGAATACACCGGCGATGTCTCTAGCCACAGCATCCTCACCGATCTTGCGAGCTTTGTCAGAAAACCCGAACGGGCGAGTGTTGCGGGCAAGTTCCACCGATAGCCCACGTGCCTCCTGCTTCACGAGAGATTCCACCGTGCGTCCAATTTTTTCTGGATGCCGACGCAGCAAGCGCACCACATCCGCCGTCCCATCGAGTTTGGCTGTGATACGAACGTCACTCATCGGTGGAGGATAGGCTGAGGGTGAGTAGTGGAGATCGCGGATGGCTGCTCACGCGTATAATGCGATAGACGGCACCATCCACCTCCATGCGTTCCCCGAGCTTTGGCAGAGCGGCAGGAAATGCGAGCTTTGGCACACGCAGGCTGAGATCTGGTGAATCCACAAAGCCGCCAATATCGAGTTGCTGCTCGTTGCGATTGCGACTGACCAGCACAAGCAGGTTGATGCCGTTCCACCGCGCCTGCACTCCATGTTCCTGAAGAAGTTGCTGTAGGTCGTTAAGAATGTCGGATTCGAGGGACATGCTTTTGATCGCTTGTCAACAAATCACCCCCTCCCAGTTTCCCGAGAGAGGGTGATGAATGCAAAACTACGGGGCTAACGGATCAATTAGTCGATGAAGACCTCATCGATCCATCAGAAACGCACCGGTGCGGAAGCTGCCTTTGACGCCTGTTGTGGGGATTTTGATCAAGCCTGCTCCCACGGTCTCAAGCTCATTGCGGCGGAATACCACGCCGGACACACTCGCATTGCCCTTGAGAATGCCGCTATTGCTCGCATCCAGCGCGATGGTTCCGGTGAATGTTCCCGCAGTGGATTTGATGCCCCCTTGCCACAAGGCCATCACACGAGGCGGCAATGGCACGGGGTTCAACTTATACGAGGAATCCATCACAAACCGTTCTGGCATCGCGGTGAGTTGTTCTACATTCGGAAGCCCACCACCGTCGAAGGTCACGTTTCTGAATTGATTGTTGGTGAGTGCAAGATTCGTTGCCAGCGCCAGCGCCGTTGTCGGCTTGATGTGAGGATTTACCGTGGCATCCGCAGCTAAGGGACCAAAGCCACTGCTATAGGACAACTCAGCACTGTCCGCCATGCGCTGCCATTGAAGACCGTTTTGGATGGCGGTGAATGGGGTTTGCGGAATCACACCAGCATCCCGCAGCGAGATGATGCCGCCGACAAACGAATTCAGGTTTCGATACGGCTTCACCCACAACATTGCCTGTCCTGTGGCACTGAGCCTCACAGTGGTCTTGAGAGATTGAGCATCACCCAGTTGGCCGCTTAGGGGAAGGCTACCTGTCGTGCCGAGTGTTCCCGTTGCCCAGCCAAGTCCTGCGGGGATCTGGTATCCATCTTGTTCGCCCTGATCGATGACCATGGTGATTTGACGAGACGCCGTCGGTAGCTCGCCCGTTTTTGCCAAGCGGAATCCACGGAGCGTTCCTTGTGCATACGTGCCGCTGGCCAAGGCCGTCGTAGCATCAATCTGCCAACTGCTAGAAAAGGCTGGCGTGAGCGATACGACGGGGAAGCTAACGGCAATCGCGGCACGATCCATCGCTGGCGTGAGATCAAAGACGCCCTTGGAGCTTCTTAGCGTCTTGGTTCCGAGGGAGTCATACTGCGCACTCCAGACCCCAG